TTTTGTTGCGCCACGTATGGCGGCTGCGGCTGGTTCTGTTATGCCTTTAATGTCGAGTCCCATGCTTTGTGTGCCAACTCTGTCTGGGACAATGAACGACATGAGTTTGAATGGGCTTTGAACAACAGGCAATGCGCCGCTCACTACAGCGCCAGGGATGGCTTGTAGGTTCGCTGCAAGAATGTCGCCACGCGACAAATTTTTTGATTCTATTCTCGTATCCAACATTTGTTTCACATACGGAAACTTTGTTCCTAAATCTTCGTAAGGTACAAAAGAACCAGGGTTTCGTACAAGTTTTCCGTCAACAGATTTGTAGGCATCCTTAGGGGACATGCCTGGGATGGCGTTCCATTCTTCTTCGGTCTTAGATAGCAGCAGTTTGATGACTTGTGCTTCTTGTAAATCTAAAAGTTGTTTAGCGTCAGTAATTTCTGGTACTTGAAGGTTGCGCCAAAAACCGCCTGGGTCAACTTCATCCCACCAATATGGTTGTAGTTGTCGACGAATATTGAAATCAAGATTCGGTGTTTGTAATAAATCTACAAGGTCCCATTGTTTTGCTGTTGGTGTTGGGCGCATCGCACGGTTGCGTGGCTTAACAAGATTTTCTCTGTTGTTGCTTGCGTTGCCTGTTTCCAATGCGCGGCGGGCGGTATGTTCGTGAACCAGGCGTGCGTCGATAGGTACATCAGACAATCCGATGGTTGCTGTGATTTCTGGGTCTGTGTATGTGCTGCCGTAAACTGCTGCCTCTAAACGTTCAACCCTGTCTGGGGTCATTTCTGTTTCTAAACGTCGACGTTGTTCACGGAAGCGGTTCGCTTCGGCTGCGTCTAGTTCAAGTTGTTCATTCGTTCTTCGCATTAAATTGAAACGTTTTCTAGTTCTAGAAGAAGTTGCAGCAGGGCTGTGTTTGGTGTTTTAGAGTAAATGTATCTGACTTGGTTGATGAGGTCTTGGCGTGAACCTGGGGCTGTGCCCATCGGCATTGGTTGTGGAAGCATGTCCATTCCTGGACCTGCACCTAACGGGTTACCTGCGGTAACTGGTTCGTCGAAGCGTTCTGTTGGCGCTGTTAAAGGTGTAACTGGTAGCGGTTGACGTTGCTGCTGTTGTGACGCTACTTGTGGTGCTTGCGGCGCACCCATCGGTACGGCTTGTTGTGCTCGGCGTTGAGCGCCTGCTTCACCGTAGGTTTGCCCTGGGACTGTTGTTACTGGAAGTTTTTTTACAGGATTATTTAAATCTGTTCGATTTGAGTAGGTCGCCATTTATAGTCTTCTCCCTAATGTAAGAACTGCTGATGGTGATGGTGGTAATTGTGCTGCGCCTGCTGGTTGTCCACCACCTAACCTGGATAGTAGGTCTTGGATGTTTGGTGGACCTGATGGTCCTTGTGCTGGTGCTTCTGCGCCCATGCCTGGCATTGCTAACCCTGGCATTGTTTCTGGTGCGCCTTGTGGCATCGCTGCGGCTTGCCGTTCTTGTGCACGTTTCTGTGTTAGTTGTACGGCTTCGTACAACGGTTTGTTTTTTTCGATTGTGAGCATCGAAAGATAGGCGAGGTCATCAGGTTGATATGGACCATTAGGGTCGGCTGCTTGAGCCTGGATACTGGACAGGAGTGCCGCTTCCATGGATTCGGCTGCGATGCGGTCTTTTTCAAGTTCTGGGTCTGTGATGAGCGGGTCTGATTCTCGTGCCGATTCTTTAGACATAAGACCAGTACCGAGGCGTTGACCAAGACCAACAATGAGACCGTTAACGTCTGTGCCAGAAGAAGGATATGTGACATAGTGGAAGTCCGTTTCGAACACTTTGTTTGGTACATAGTTTGTCATTCCGCCAGATACTCGACCTGGTATGAAGAATGATTTCTTTTGTGCACCCCAATAGTTTTTTTCGATTGCGATAGCAATTTTGTCTTCTTCGTATAGTGCTTGTTCGAAAACTGCTTGTGCTTCTTGTACGCGGAAGTCAACGGTTGCTGATAAGACGTTTTCGCCTCGGCGTCCTGTTCGAATGTTTGAACCTGATTCGCCGCCGAACTCTGCTGGGATAGCACCTTCGAGTCGTTCTTGTCGTTCGAGTCTGTCTAGGGCTGTGTCGGTTTTGTAGCCTGGGTTTGTTTGTAGTTGTTGGATGTCTCCGCCTTTTACTACACCTAGTTGTCCTGTTTTGCCGTCGGCGACTTGAATGATTTCTGGGTTTTCGCCTGCGCGTGCTACAAGGTATTCGTCTGGGAAGATGCCGCGTTCGATAGCGATTTCTGTGAGTGCTTGCAAGCGGGCGCGTGTGAAGTACATTCCTAGTACGCCGTCGTATTGTCCGCGTGGTGTGTCTAGTGAGATGCGTTGCGGGATTACTGTTAGTGGCATCCCTGTTCGGTTTGGCATTCTTTCTAGTTCTACTGTTTCGATGCCTGCTCGTTCGATTGGTGTGAGGTTTGCGTTGTTTTCTGCGCCCATTACGCATACAACTATTTCTTGGTCATCGATGTATTCGAGGAGTGTGAATTTGGTATCGAAACGGACTTTGCCCATTCGGAGTTTGCCGATTACTTTGTCACCGTAATTGTTGATTAGCCATTGTGCTGGTTTGGTGTATGTGAAGATGCAGTCTTCTGGTACGAAGTTGTCTGGGTCTTCGGCTGGTGACGGGTAGGTGTCTAGCGGGTTTCGTACTGACCATGTTGGTTGCAAAGTTTTGAAGTTTGGTTTGAGGATTACTGGTGCTGATGAGTATGCTAGGAAGTGTCGTGCGCGTCGACGCATTTTGACACCCATTTTGTTTTGGTCCCAGTACGATAAAATGATTTTTTTGCGTAGTCGTGCTAGTTCTTGCGAGTCGGTGTTGCCTTGTTTCATTGGTGGGAAGAATGGCATTGGCATTGTTGATGCGATTCGCATTGATGTTTGGTCTAAGCCTTGTACCAATAGGTTGGCTACGTTTGTTCGTGCGTTGCGGTCAAGTTCTGATAGTGGGATTACTACGTCGCCGTTTGCGAGGTCACGGATTTCTCTCATGCGTTTGAGGACTGGTCCTTGTGTTTCTCGACGCGAGTTGTATAAGGAAACTATCTGTTCTACTGTTTGCACTTTGCGTGGAACTCCTATTGTATTTGGTTGTTCTACAATACTACGTTAGCATCCACGATGGACGCCATTGTCTTGGTGGGAGTTTGATTCCGCTGACTGTCGGGAAGTGTAGTTCAGCGAACCAGTTTGCCATCACAAGGTCTGTCCCATTTTTTTTGTCGGGGGTCCATTTCACGAGTTCGTCTACGAGGGCTAACGTTTTCCAGTTGCCGCGCATTGTTGGGAGTCTTACTGCTCCTGACCTGTAGAGGGGTGGGAGTAGTGCTTCGATGCCTAGTTTTTCGTCGAATTTGTTGCGGTGTGTGGTGTGCGGGATGATGTTTACCATTTGTCGGGTTTGCCATTTGCGTACGAAGTCGTGTGCTAACAGGAATCTTTGGGCTGCGTTGACTTCTACGACGATGTGTGAGACTGGGTAGCCGTAGTGGAATGCTCGGTTGGTCCAGTCTTCTAGGATGCCTGTGTATTCGCGTGTGGTGGTGTTGTATCCGAGGAGTTCTTCGGCTGTGAGTTTGATTCGTTCGACATCTATCAGGTATCTGAGGTTTGTTGTTGGCTGGTAGAGCCACCATTGGATGCCCCAGAATTGTGATGGTGATGGGTCGACTGTGATTATTGAGATTACGGGTGGGGCGAGTCCTTCAGGGATTTGTCCTGGGAGTCTTTCGTTGTCGATGCATCCTGTGTAGAGTACGCCGTCGTCTCCGAGCCCGCCTGTTATCCAGGTGCGGCTGATTAGGTTGTTGTCTGCGGCGTCGTCTTCTTGTTGGTAAACAATTTTGAATGTTTTCGGGTTGCTGTATCGGATGTACGATAAATCTTTCCAAGATAGTCGTTGCGGGTCTAGTAGTGGTCCTTCGGGGTACGGTTTGGAGTTGTATTTGCGGGTTTGTGGACCTTCATCTAGTTCGGCGTAATACGCTTTGTAGACGATGTGTTTATATTTTGAGGATTTGACTGGTTCGGTTGCTGCTAACGATTCGGGTGTGGTGGCGTCTGCGCCGTCGTAGTCGTTTTCGTCGATGTCGTAAGTAATTTTTGCTAAACAATGTGCGTATAGGTCGCCTGAACCGAGTCTTTGTCCGACTACTGCTAGTAGTCCTGCTGGGTCTACTCGTGCTTCTGCTACTTGGTCCCATCTTTCTAAGAGTTTGTCGCGTGTTGAGCCTTCGCGGGCGTTGTCTACGGATGCCACGTCGTCGAATAGGCATAGGTCGGCGCGGTGTCCGATGTATTCTGAGTCAATTCCGTATGCTCTGACGGTTGGTTCTTTGTTATCTAACCCGTTTCCGTCTAGTTGTTCCACAACGAATTCTTCTGCACGCCACAAAGCACCTTTATCGGACGGTTTGAACCTGCCGTAGTCGATGGAAAGGCATCCTTCGGCGTTAACAGCCAACCCTTTCTTTACTAATTCTGGGTCTGGTTGGATTGGTGCGGGTCTTTCTAAGGTTTCTCTGATGCGCCGCGAGTATTGTTTTGCCATTGCTTGCGAAATTGAGCCAATCATTACTCGGATTGCACGGTTGCGTACGATTGCCCATACTGCTACGTCGTGGAATAGGGTTGATTTGCCTGCGCCTGGGGGTACGTTGAGTACGACGAATTCTTTTTCGGGTTCTTCTAATAGTTTTACTAGTGTTAGTGCGGCTTCTACTTGCCATGGGGATGGTACTCGTCCAAGGTAGTGGCGTCTGAAGAAGTCGAAGTCTTGTAGTCCGCGTTGTGCTTCTTCACATAGGCGTGTTAGTGGGATTGCTGGTGGCAGGTTTACTGCTTCGTCTAATGATTGTTCGTATTCTTTGTGTTGTTTGCCGCCTTGGTTGCCGCGGGTACGGGTTGCTTCTAGGACGGCTTGGTCTAGTTTTGCTTTTGCTGCTTTAGATTTCGCTAACCAGTTTGACCCTGTGTTGATGTGTACGCCTGCGATGCGTGCGGCTTCGGTGATTGATGAGCCTGCGGCTATAGCGGCGAAGAAGCGTGCTTTGTCTTCTGGTGGCACCCTTCTTTTAGTTCCCATCAGTTGCTTTTATTTACGTCCCTTGCGCAGGTTTTTTTGCACCATCTGTTTATATGTTTCTGTGCCACCATACGAAGGGTCGGTTGGTTTACCAACATACTTATCTAACTGAGAAAGAATAGCCCCAGGATGGGCTGGTGCGTTGGAAGCAAATTTTTCGTTCACAAACTTTAACGCTGCTGCTGTAAGCGGGTTTGCAACAATGTCTTTCCCGTAACGATTTTTAACAAACTCAATGACACGTTTCCCTTGAGGTAGCCCCGACGGTTGAAAATGCCAAGGTTCACCAATCGACATAATGTTCTCTAAACCATATTTGGAACTAATTTTGCTTGCAAGATTTACATTCCCAGTTAAATCCGCTGCAAGACCTGAAGAATGAAAACTTGCCCCTGGGACGGCTGCTGGGGCGTTACCTGGGTTTAATTTATATATGTCGCCTTTATATTCTTTTAATTTGCCAGCCTTAAATTTGTCGTAAGTTTTTAAGTCATATACGTTTTGTTTAACATTTGTTTTTGTGTAACGTTGTCCGAATAGTTTGTCAACATTGGTTTCGGTTCGTATTGTTTCAGCAACTTTAATGCTTGGGTTTTCTGTTACTAAACGCTTAAGACGTTCTTGAAATACTGGGTTTAGGTTTTCTTTGTCTGGTATTTGAGTTTCGTTAGAATTGGAACTCGTTGATGCTTTGTAATCTGCAAGCGAACCCATGTAATTAATTTTTTTGGGTACACTTCTTTTTTTTGCCATGAGGGTAATTATTTTTTCTTATTTTTTTTGGTTTGCGGGGGATTCAATGTGTTGTTTAAAGCGTTAACAACTGGTCCTATGGTTAATGCTTTTACTGCGGCGGTGGATGCAGCCATAGAATTAGCCGCTGCTTGAGCACCCCTGTTGGCTGCTTGCATTTCGATGCCGCGTATAACAGACGCCACATTTTTAGGTCCAACGGTAGTTACTTTTGTTCCTACTATTTGCGAAACACCACCAGAGTTATACAAAGAACCTAAATGGTCTTTTAAACGCATGGTTTTTGTTACCGAAGTTCCCCTTAACGCTGATTGCAAAGTAGGTTGACTTGCAGCCATAGCATCTGCTACAGCATTTTGACTTGCTCTAGTTGCGGCTGAAGCGGCTTTACCTGCTTTTATGAATGGTAGAACGGCTGCACCAACACCAACTGCTGCTGATGTTATCGTTTTCTTTGAAGGATTATCAAAAGCACGGTCAATTGCTCCAGCACCAGTTAGTTCCCTTGTGAAATTACTTAATGTTTTATTGCCAGCGCTAACAACGTTTGCTGCTTTTGATACAAGGTTTTTGAAATCGGCAAGGTTGCTCCCAGAAGTATCTGACACAGCAAGATTAGGTTTCATACCACGGTTACGAGGAACAGGTTTATTTTTTGCCATGTTGCAAACATACCACACACCTGCTAACATTTCCTACACACCCGTCGGGAGATGGCAAACTACTTTAAACACAAGGCTGTACACCTGTTGCAAGGTGCGGGGCATCAACACCAGGGAACTGGGGTAGACCCCCAATCATCGAATTAGGGGAGCAGCGCAACTAACGACAAATAGTTAAACATGGTGTCGGCTAAAACAATGGCTAACGGCTACCAACCCTCAAAGGGGTGAAACGTGGGGGAAAGCAAACACCCAACACTCCCGCGCTAACGCTTGGGCTGACGCCCTCACATCCGTTCGGTTGTCCACAACAAACCCCAACCCCCCCGCCACACAACCCAATCTTTTTTTACCGTTTTTTTCTACAACCAAAAGAGTGAAAACATCTCTCGACGATAACTTACCCCCCCCTGCCCCCTGCTGGCTCGGCAGACCCCCCGTTTGGG